AATCTCACATCCCTTAACAGATATTACGGCTGTGACATCCGTATGGGTATATTCGTAAACACCGTTGCCATCGAAGTCTTCAAATATCTTGAAGCCGGTGTCAACTGCTACTGCTGGGTAATCAAACCCTTTGAAGTTCAACCAGCCATTATCGTTTCTGAACCGTGCTAACTCATCGTTGGCGTCAATAACAAAGTCGCTATTCGTAGAACCAATCCAAGTAACATAAAAATCATCCTGAGCAATCGGCGCACAAACATCCACTACTGGTGGAGCAGGATCACTACCACCACCGCCACAGGCTGTTAGAACTACTGCTAGTAATATTGTTGTTAAATGTTTCATTTTATCTCCAGTTTGGTCGGGTTGGTAGGGGCGGGATTGCCCCTACACTCCTGACCGGTTTTACGGTTGCAGGGTTTATATAATCATACCCTCGATAGCCTCGGCAGCTTCGGTGCTGTCCCAGTCTTCCATATCTTCGATCTCAGGCTCTTCATCGATCCATTCCAGCTTGCGATCCTTGAAGTCATCCTGACCACGATCACTGTCGGGATACTCTTCACGCTGGGGTTCGTTATTCAGCCATTCTTCATGTTCCTCGCGTGTATCGCGTACTTCCTGCCACTGGTCAGGCTCCTGTATGCTGTCCAGACCGTTCATTGCCTCGTCGCAGGCGTCGATACGTTCTTGCAGTAACTCGCCCGTGGGGCTGTACTGGAGACTCTCAGGCATGTTATCCAGAGACTCCTGACACTCGGACTGGATTTCCTCGACCGTTCCGTACAGCTCATCACGCAGGTTCTCGACAGCTCCATCGTCTTCAGGGTCGATCTCCCAGTTGTTAGCCGTATCGATCAGTTCGTAGACCGCGCCCAAATAAGCTGACTGGGTAAGCTGGCTCGGCCTCGGGTAAGTCAGGCTGAAGCGCTTGCCACCGTAGCGGAACTTCCACCAGTAGTAGCTCTCGCCTTTCTTGGCGACAGAGTTATCCTTCCGGGCTGACTTGACGTGTGTGACTCTTGGCATTGATCTCTCCTACAGGTCGTTAATGAAATTATCGACAAGTGCCTTAACGGCCTTGCCGTGCAGATACATATTGTCTTGATGGTTGTTGCGCTCTTCCTCGGTCAGCCTCGGGTCATCTAAATCCTCGGCATGGTAGATTGCACCTTTCATCAGACGCTCGGCACGCTCGGTAAATTTTTCGAGCAGCATTTCGTGCTTACCAGTGATCATTTCTCAGCTCCTAAAATGATTGGGGTTGATATCACCGGCAGCATCTTCATGGTTCTCGCCAGTGGTGTCGTAAATTAGTTGTCGGGCTTCAAGTACCATCCCGTAAGAGATCAGGTAGTCCACTTGCAGCAGTGCCGCGCTTAATGCCTCGGAACGCTGTTCAGCCATGATCACGTCTTCTTCACAGTGCGACTCGTAGCTCATATCGGTATACCCTTGCCCCAGCACTCAGGACATTCAGACCATACTGGGCAGTACTCCAGCTCGTCAATGTAGCTGAAATGTACCCGGCAGGAGTCGCACCCGTGTGTATCCATCCAGATAGCTTCGACTTCCTTGGTTATGTCGTCGCAAGCCTTCCAGAATTTCTCGGCTAGTTCCTTGGGGTAGATGTTGAACTGATCCCAGTCCACCGTGATGGTGCTGGTACACTCGTCAACACCTTCGACAATGCTGCTGATCATGATGTGGGTGACTACAAAGCCATTGCTATCCATGTCTTCCCATGTACCAAACGGTATCAGGTCGTCACAGTAGAAGTCTCGGGACTCTTCGAAATCGTCAGGGCCAGACTTGACGTTGCCTTCTGCGCCCCAGATACCCGTGATGCTGAACCCAATGGTGTGACCGACATCACCGTGCCTGTAGACACTGTGGTACAGGTCATGCGGCCCTTCATAGTCAAGGAACGCTTCGATGCAGGCATCGTTGCACGGATCGGGTTCCTGATTGTAAGGCGCGTTAGGATCGTTAGCCGCTCCGGCAGGGTATGACCATCCGAACTTACTCATCAGTCCATCCTCGTAATGTAGTGACCGTCAGGGGTCGGGATTGCCACGATTGCGTACTGGTACATGAAGAAGATACCTTCACCAGTATCGATTGATATCAGGGGGTACAGGGGTTCGTCTTCGGGATAGGTGTACCTGCCATTGACGCCTATCTCGGCTTTGTCCATGTGGTACAGGCCAAACTTGTAGCGATCATCCAGCCAGTCCTTGATCGGCGGCTTGTCGCCTTCCATGAACCACTCCAGCATCCAGTGCGGTATCGCGCCACAGGCTTCGATTAGTTTCTGGGGGTCGAATGGTTCGCCCAGTCGCTGCGCTTCCATTTCCCACCAGTGCATAGGATCAACCTTGCAGACCATCAGCAGGGGGTTGACGCTACTCATGACTTCGGCCCAATGTGGGGGATACGGCTGTTTGCTTCCCGATACAATGCCAGCAGGTCGATGACCCTTGCCATCTTCGGCACATAGTACGCAGGGTTGCGCATACTGCGACCAAACGGATTGTTATTTGGCTTGTTCACCACTTCGGTGAACAGGTCGATCATGTCCTGCTTCTGTGTACCCGGTAGGTCACGCAACAGCATACGCAGGCCCAGTACGGTATCGTCTTTGATGGCGCTCATATTATCTCACCTTTCAGGATGTGTTCGTTGTCGTCCAGCCTACGGGCTGATATCTCGACAGGCTCACTGCTCTCTTCTTCCCAGTCCTGAAGCAGTTGCAGGATGTAGTCGGCATCGCCCTTATTCGGGCAGGTAATTAGCAGGCGCTCCATTAGTAGATCACCATGCCATGGCCCATGCTGTCGGTCACAAGGCGTTTAATTTTGATGCCTTCAAGGTGGTCAAAGGTAAGCCCACCATCTTGTACTGCTTCCAGTACACACTGAAGGATTGATGTGCTATTACCATCAAGGATAACGGCGTGCGTGGTGTTACCATACATACCGCGACCGGAGTAGGTTTCATCGATCTCAGCGCCCCATTCTTGGGCGATGTTAGCGAGTAGGTAAGCGAGTTCTTTTTCCATCGGGTAGCTCCTAATTTAAGACTGTGGATAAGTGTGTGGATAAGATCGTATCACACTAATTGGATAAAGTAAAGATATACTTTATGCTTTATTTGCCTTTGCGCTTCATGTTAATTTCCGCTCTCACGCTTGATGTAGACCTGATTTCCATGATCGCTCTCAGCAGCTCGGGCGCGTTGTCGGGGCATTTCTTGTGATGGGCAAACCAGCGGGTCACCAGCGACTTCGACACGTCCAGCAGGTACGCGACTTCGGATCGTTTCAGCTTGTAATCGTCCATTACGGACTGCAATCGGGTGAGTGTGCGAGTGTTGACGGTTTGGCTTAAATGGCTTAGAATATCACTCATAGGGTCATATTCTGGCTTTTTGGGTGTTCTTTAACAAATCAGGCTTCGTATATTCGCCTCTAAGGCGTTAAACGGGGTAGACCAATACCATGGCCTACCCCTATTTTAAGACTCTGGTATCGAATCAGCTAAACAGTGACACCAGTACATTGAACACAACCACCACGGTGAACAACCACATGGTGATCCCCATGCCGCCGCTTTCCTTGGTGCGATTCCTGGGGTAACGATTCCCGTTAGGCTGCATCTTCGGAAGGCTCCATCAGCTCTTCGAATACATCTTCATGGATATCGTTAATCACTTCCTGAGTATCAGCGTACATGGCCCAGAAGGCAATCGCGGTATGTAACGAGTCCAGTCCTTGCTTCGACAGGATTTCCCCAGCCTCTTCATTACCGAAATTCTCCACCATGTGGTCGGGGTTGTTGCTGAACTTGATCACGTCAAGGTTGTAGGCGTAATAGATTACCCACTGGTGACCGTCAATTGTTTCATGCAGTACATGGTCGGTGATCTGATCCATTACGTCTTCGATGATCTCGTCGGGTTCCATGTCGGCCTTATCCAGCCAGCTATAGGTTTCCTCGATCATGCCACGGGCTAGGCTGTTTATTTCATTCCAGTATGAATTGTTGGTTATGTCTTCGCTCATTTGCATTGCTCCACTTCAAGTATTTCGTGATAACTAACGATAAAGTCAGGCCAGCCGTGATAGCGCACGGTAGGCTTAACCAGTTTATGATCTTTGTACCAGCCTTCCGGTGTGAATCCGTTGACGGTACGCTGGACAGTCTGGCAGCTTGACTTGGTGGTAGCCGTGAACTTGATCAGGTCACCGACTTTAATCTCCCAGCCATTGCCGTTTACGTCCATTGAATAACTTCCTCGACTGCCATGTCGGCGGCTTCGTGGGGTTCAACTCCATCATCGAACCAGTCCCGGTATGGTTGGTCGGCTATGTCATGAACCGACAGGCCAATACGCGCCTCGACCTCACCATTGACCAGCTTGAACCAGTGAGTAAAGGCGCTCATGATTCACTACCAGCCATTACCCACAGGAAAAAAGCTACCAGTATTATGGGCCAAATTACAGCGATGAAGTCACCCAGCGCTGTGTAGCTATTCATGTGATCACCTGCAAGCGTGACTCGGGTACCAGTATGAACGTGCCGGACTCCGGGGCAGTTAGCAGTAACTTCAGCGGTGGCAGGATCATGCACTGGTAATATTCCCGGTTGTCCCACTTGTCAGATGCCATCAAGGCATTACCGATATCGATAGCGTCCCGCTTGGTGCGCGAGTACATCACGCGCCCAGCGTCAGACACTGCGTCACCACTGGCAGGCTGGAACTGCGGTATAACAGTCCAGAAATGCATACATTCATGTACGTTAAAGCTCATGATATTTTATCTCCATGTCGGTTGGTAAGGACTTCACGCATACAGGCAAGACTCACCCGCATATCGTTGATCTGAAGGCAGGCACCCGGCCAGCTATCGCCAAAGGCGGAAACTTCGCTCTGGTGCTGCGATTCAGTCTCGCCTAATCTCTGCTCGGTATCCTGTAACTGGTCGAGCAGATCGTCGGTAGTGAGTGCCTTGTAGTGGTCGATTATCTTGGTGCGGTCAGCCACAAACTTCGGTACCAATATGCCGTGGCACTCAGTGAAGGCATATTCACTGTCCGGGTAGCTCAGGTCATCCATTTCAGGAAAGCCCGTGCCTACTGCCAGCTTATTGGTGTGGTCTACTGCCATGATGTCAAACCAAGATTCGTCATTGGGTAGCCAGTACTCGACATCGAGTATGGTATCCATGATCAGGTAGTCCCAGCCGTGACCATCAGGCCAAGTGTGGAACTCATGTAAATGGTCTTTAGCTATCTGCCATTTACGCTGGGTGATCGTGGAGTAGTCTCCCAGCTCACGGTACAGCTCGGACTGATCGATTGATGTCGGTGCATGTTCAGGCATTGCATTGCTCCCATTGCAGATTGTAGGTAGCTCGTTGGTAGTGGTACCCGCTTGAGCGCTGTTTGTACTCACTCGGCGAGTGCGTATAGACTCCATGCCATTCGGCAAGCTTGATCACACCAGTACTGGATGTGGTCAGGTAGATGTCAGCGCCGTCAAATGGGCCACCATGACACTGGTAAGCCTTCGGAACATCAGGGCGCTTCCAGCGTGCAAGTAGTCCAGCGAGTGAACGGCGACCCTTGCGGTAACGCTCTTCACTGATACCCAGAAAGGCAGCATCTGCGGCGTAGTCGATTGGTTTTGATTTAGTAGCCATATTGTTCCGCTCTCCTGTCTCGAAATGTGGGTTCAAAGCCTTCATGGTCGGCCTCGCTCACGATGTAGAATGATGTCGGCCCTTCAGCCTCATCATAGATATCGTCCTCTTGAGTCAGGAAGGCGTCGAGTGTCGCAGGTATCATGTACATGCGATCACTCTCGCACTGGTCACAATCACGGCCCCATTGATAGCAGTACATGCGCCAGCCAGCCTTAAAGTCATGCTTGTCATGTCCGTCATGCCAGAATCGATTGGCTTTGATCAGGGTTAACAGGTGCATGATGCGGGCATCGGTCTTGTCGTCAGCTACCATTGACCAGCAGGTCTTCGCGCTTAGCAGTACGTTCCTGATCTGGTAATCAACTACGGCACACTGGGCCATTAACGCGGGCAGTGGCGGCATGTAGTCGTGATGCTGGAGCTGTGACATTATCGCCAGCTCATGTACCAGCATCTGGTTGTTGCTCATGGGTTGCTTATTCATCGCTGTAGTCCTCGCCTCGGAAATGACACCATGCAGCATACAGGTCGTCCAGCTCTTCAATGGTAGTCGCGTCAGTGATGGCGGCGTAGTCGTCCTCACCGTAACGCAGCAGGATTGATTCGTACCCATCAGGGCTATCAGCAGGCGCGTAGATGTCGCCCTTGAATATCTCGATGAGCCTTGCACCTAGTTGCTTGGTAATCATGAGTATTGCTCCAGTGGTGTGTAGCGTGGAAGGTCGCGAATGAATGAGTAGTGGACAGACTCGGACTCGTTGAACCGGACAGTGTAGTCGTTAGCCTTGGCTGCAATCATGAAGGTAGACAGGTCGCAATCTTCTTCAAGATATGCCCGCTTGCCGTCACGGTATGAGAAGGTGCTGATGTCCTGATCACAATGGAGTGACTGCAAGAGTGATACAGGTACTTCCAGCCAGCCGTGCCCGACATCGTAATGGAATGTGAGTGTAAGTGTTTTCATGTTAGCAGTCCTCACAGATGGTAAGGACATCAAGGCCAGCGTCTTCGAGCAGGCGTAGCGCTTGTCCGAATGTATAAGCCTGAATGTCACGCGGGCCAGTGTAAGTGTCGGCGTGATACCAGTGGAGTTTATCGGCGTCGATTATCTCGGCGTGCATGTCAGGTGTGAAAACGTTGAAGGATGGCCCATGGGTAGGCAATGATGGCAAGGAATAACAAGGCGCGTAACCACTGCCAATCGATCTGGTCAGGGCGATGACGCCAGACGCCAGACCATGTGACATAGCCAGCGGCTGAACAACGTGGGAGACTGAGGAAGGTATTCATATCTGCTCACCAGCCTTAGCCATAGCATCCCAGTCAGGATCGGCAGGTTGATTGTCTCGTATGTAGGACAGCAGGAAGTCGATGCGGTTGAGCTGGTCGCCCTCCCAGTGAGTAGTCGTAACCAAACAAGTAGATGGTAAGAGAGTGTATATCTCTTCGATTGCTTCGCGGGTTGTCATGAGTCTCATATCGTTTACCCTGCGAACTTAGCGGCAAGGATTTGAAACATCATATATAACTGAGTGCAGGTGTACCCGATAAAGAGTAGCGCAATGTATTTGAGTGTAGTCATTCAAGTAGCTCCAATTAGCCTAGCGTTCTCTATTCGCTAGTAGTCAAGTGTTCCGGTGTGGGGATGGTGTGCCTTCCATGCACTGCCTGACTTCCTACAAGTATAAACCAATATCAACTCCTGTCAAGGACATCATTACATTATATTGGCAAAGCCTTACTTATCAATCACTTACCCTATACCGATCCATTCTAAGCGATCCTATTATAAAGCATATCAGTGTATGCCTGAGTATGTGATCGTGGCTTACAGGTACATACAGAGAGCCGAAATGAGAGCGGATCAAAACAAATGCCGGTAATCACCCGTATACACTATAAAGGAGTGATCACCATACACCAGCATACAGCGAAGCAGATTGCCCGACATCATACAAGCAGACCGATGATGAACACGGGTAGATGATGAGCGGCACGGCAACCAGACCAGCAGACCGATGGAACCACACGGGAATAAACAAGGATGGAACCGGAATCATTTGCCCGACCCCACCCGCCCGGATTCCAGCCCCAGCGCGGGGGGAGCTATAATAGGCATCCCACACGCACGCTGGACACTTATCTATAAATAGTTTAGGCCCGCTGGGGAGTAACCCTTTAAGGTAAGCTTAGGAGTGCCTGTGAAGCGCTGTGAAGCGATTATTGGGAAATAATTGGTAAGTGTTCGGGAGTACTTGGTGTTCCCTGAGTGCCTGCTGGGGTACCCCTGAAAGAACTACTGGTATTCTTATTGTGTTCTTCCTGTGTGTTCCTTGACTAAGGTAACACATTTTTTGGGGGTTTTCCTAATCTTGGTCATTGTATTTAACTATGATTGGATATCCTGTTATTGGTTTTATCTATTATAGGTTTAACCTATAGTTAGTAATCCTATTATAGTTTTTAGCTATCGATGGATTTATCCGGGCTTGCATGTTAATAACCTGTGTATATAATCTTGGCAGGCGTAAGCCTTGTTCGGGCAATCCTGCCCAGAAGTAATATTGTGAATCACATGGGCCTTCGGGTCGATACAAGAGGATGATGATATGTACGGTAAGAGAAATAGTGGCTCAGGCCACAGCACTTCGGGTAGCCGAGGTAATTCCAAGATCGGCACCAAAGTAAACCCTAACCCGGCTAACGGCCCCGCGACCAAGGGTGGTAAAAGCCCTAAGTCTGCCACGGCCTTCCAGACTCACGGTAAGAAATAGGTAACCGTGGACGAGCGCAAGCGCAAGCTTGTTAAACGTGCAGCGAGGAATAACGCGGTAGCCCGGAAGAGCCGCCGCGTTGCCTTCGCGAAAAAGCTGGAGGCTGCGTATGGCAAAGGCAAAAGCAAAAAGTCCTAAACGGGCCGGGATTATCGATTTTGCGAGTGATGCTTATGATAAGGCGTCCAGCGGTATAAAGGATTTCTTCACCCCGGATAAAGGGACGATAGTTGATAAGCTGAAGAACCGCGACAAGGTAGCTGCGAGTGAAGCAGCGAAGCAGTCTGGTAAGGCCGCTCCTAAAAAGGTTTCCACGGAGCCTAAGTACAAGCCCGGTTCCAACCCGTTGCTCAAACCCTCACAGGATACTTTAACCCGTGCCCAAGCTGAAAAGATTCGGGCCGATATACGAGCTAAAAAGATAGCTAAGGCCAAGAAAAAATAGGCCGGGAGATAATATGAGTTCTAACGTACCTACGAAGACACCGGAGTTCGGTGGTAAGACCTACTCACGCAGGTGGGGTGGCGCAGGCGGGATCAAGAAACTCCTGCAATGCAAGGTGATGCCCTATTTCAAGATGCGGATAAAGCAGGATGACTCTGCCGCTGTTTTAATGTCTGACCAGAAGTTAGGTGGGGGTATCCGGCAAACCGGGAGTATGAAGTGAGCGCGACTTTATATTCAAACTCGCCTACTCACAACGAACCCTCGGGTCAGGGATATATCGGTCATCGCTCGATGAAGACCGTGAATGGCCGTGGTGTGAACCAGCAAAAGCTGCGCAAGCGAACAGCCAAGCGCCGGGGCCGTGATCATCGTGTGTCTGACTCACCCGGTTCAGTCGGTGGTGGTGTCGATGGTGCAGGACTGGGTAGTTACTGATGAAACTTGTCGTCGCAACCAAGAGTGGATTGCCACCTGCCCAGCATAATTTCTGCCACTTTCTGGTGGCTGACCCGAAGATGGACGCGACAGCGGCCTACTGGAAACTGAACCCCGAGATCAAAAAGGCAAGTGCCGGTATCCAAGCCGGTCGCCTGCTCGACAAGGCCGAGGTTCGGGCCTACATATTCACCCTGATGGAAGCGCGAGAGAAGCGCCTTGAAATGGATCAGGACTGGGTGATTGCAAGATTACGCGACATACACGACCGTTGCATGGAAGCGGAACCGGTGTGGAAATGGGAGCGAAATGAAGGCGATCCCGATGGTGAGAAAGAAGCCGTCCCGGTCTACGCAAAATTTGACGCATCTGGTGCTACCCGTGCCCTTGAGCTGATCGGCAGGCACATGAAGATGTTCTCCGACAAGGTAGATTCGGCAGCAATGAACGTGGTAATGAACATCGATCTTGGTAACGACAAACCTGCCATCGAAGGGGAGTTCAAGCGTGTCAGTTCAAATTGATTACAAAGCAGAGCCGACTGCTTCCAAGTTTCATGCGAGTGACCTGTTCGTGCGGGCTATCATGGGGCCAATCGGCTCTGGCAAGTCTGTCGCTTGCACGATTGAAATGTACGCCAAATCACTGGCTCAACAGCCGCACCAGTATGGTAACCGGCTAGTTCGCAAGTCCCGCTGGGCAGCAATCCGAAACACCTACCCTGAGTTAAAGTCCACCACGATCAAGACCTTTGAAGACTGGTTTCCGAGTGAAATCTGTCGGATCAACTGGGCACCACCTATTACCGGCTACCTGTCGATCCCCCTGCCTGACGGAACCATAGTTGAAATGGAGATTATGTTTCTGGCACTTGATAAGCCCGGTGACGTGAAAAAACTACTATCGCTGGAACTGACCGGAGCATGGCTGAATGAGGTACGCGAAATACCAAAGCAAATACTGGACGGTGCTACTGGCCGTGTCGGAAGATACCCGGCTAAGCGCAATGGTGGGCCAACGTGGTCGGGAATTATTATGGATACCAACCCGCCCGATGACGACCACTGGTATTACCGACTCGCGGAAGAACTCCAGCCCGAAGGGTACGACTTTTTCCACCAGCCCCCGGCCCTGATCGAGAAAGATGACGGCAGGTATGTACCGAATCCCGAGGCTGAGAACGTAATCAACCAGCCGCTAGGGTTTGAGTACTGGATGCGGCAGGTTTTTGGTAAGGATAAAGACTGGATTTCAGTCTATATTATGGGCCTGTATGGCTCTATTCACGATGGCAAACCAGTTTACGGGGAGTACAACGATGATATCCACTGCGCGAAAGAGACACTTGAGCTATACAAGGGAGTCCCACTTTATATCGGTTGGGATTACGGACTTACGCCATCCTGTATTGCGGGCCAATTATCCCCGCACGGCCAACTGCGAATTGTACAGGAATGGTGTACTGAAGACATGGGTATCCGAGAATTTGCCCGCGATATTGTCAAACCCGACCTGACTAACAAGTACGCCGGTATGCAGATGATATCGGTGGGTGACCCGGCTGGTAAGCAGCGAACCCAGACCGAGGCTAATTCCTGTATGGACATTCTCGCACAGGAAGGAATAGCCACCGTGTCGGCCCCGGACGAATCAAATGAAGTCATCGCACGCCTTGACGGGGTGAGATACTATATGAAGGGCATGGATCGTGAGGGTCAACCCAGCTTTATCATCGATCCCAGTTGCCGGAACCTGCGTAAAGGGTTCAATGGTGGTTACAAGTACGAGCGGGTACAGGTTATCGGTGAGGAACGCTTTAAAGAGCAACCTGCCAAGAATAAATTCTCACACCCGCACGATGCACTCCAGTACCTGTGCGCCCGACTGAGGCACGGCCTGCATATCGTCAAGGCACAGCCCAGAGCCGTAAAGCGGATAACTGCTGCGGGGTGGACATGACCAATATAGTAGATGTTAATGTGCAGCCCGTGATCGACGGTATCAGGTCGAAACTGGCGGGCCTTGTGCTATCTGTCCGGTCGCTCAAAGGCAAGAAGGGCCGTAAGTCCGAAGGCCACATACTGATTATTATTACCTGCCTTGACCAGCGGGAAATACAGGTTGATATCGATGTGATGAAAATGCTTGCCGACAAGCACTACCTCGATACCCTGTTTGACGATATTAACCAGATCACATTGGCGATGGACGAACATGCCTTTAATCAACGACGAATCGTAGTGGGACACTAACATGGCTCAATCATCTGCAAGACAATCCTTTGGGCTGGTTCGGGTTATCCCCGGCGCTGATCTACCACAAGACAACGAGTTACCGGAAGAGCTGGAAGAACTGACTGTATCCCAGCTTACCCGTCACATTCAGCACCACTGGGAGATTAACCGCAATGCCAAGCTACGCATCGAGGAAGGCTTGCTTGAAGACTTGCGTGCGCGTAACGGTGAGTATCACCCGGTAAAGTTACAGGCTATCCGTAATCAGGGCGGCAGTGAAATCTATATGTTCATCACTGCTACCAAGCAGCGTGCAGCAGCCAACTGGATCAAGGACATTGCTTTGCCAGAAGATGGCAAGGCGTGGGGTATTCACCCTACACCCCTACCTGAATTACCACCATGGGCGGTCGCTCTGGTGGCCGACCGGGTAGAGGCTGCTGGCGGCGGTGAGCTGGAATTTTTGCAGTTGCAGGAATACTTGGCGCTTGAAATGAACGAACAGGCCAAGCTGTCGGCCCAGAAAATGGAGCGCAAGATTAACGATCAGCTCTCGGAGAGCAAGTTCGCCGGTACCATGAATGAATTGATCGATGATTTTTGCACGTTCAGTGCCTGTATCCTGAAAGGCCCGTTCCTGAAAAAACGCACGACCCTGAAGTGGAAGCAGAATTTCGGCTCGATGAAGCCCAAGATCACCAGTGAATTACAGCCCGAGTTTACCCGTGTCAGCCCGTTTGACATCTATCCAAGCCCGGAAGCGAACAACATCAATGACGGCCACCTGATCGAGCATATACGCTTTGAGCGCGGTGAGCTGTACAACATGATCGGTGTTCCCGGTTATAAGGATGAAGAGATCAGGAATGTTCTGGTTGAGTACAAGACCGGCCTTCGCCAGTGGCTGTGGAACGATACCGAGCGTAACGAAAACGAAAACCACTTTCACTGGTGGCGTGACGGCAAGAATGGCCTGATCGACGGACTCCATTACTGGGGTTCTGTACAGGGTTCAGACCTGATCGAGTGGGGGATCGAAGTCAAAGACTTGGAAGCTGAGTATCAGGTCGATGCGATCCTGATCGGACGCTACATTATCCGGGCAACCCTGAACAACGACCCATTGGCACGCCGACCTTACCACAAGGCTTGCTACGACCCGATCCCCGGCGCGTTCTGGGGTAACTCGATACGCTACCTGATGAATGATATCCAAGAGTTCTGTAACGCCACAGCGCGGGCCTTGGTCAATAACATGGGCATGGCGTCCGGCCCGATGCTGGAAGTGAACTACGAGCGCCTTTCCCCACTGGAAAACGCCCTTGAGATTTACCCATGGAAAGTCTGGCAGACCAAGGGTAGTGAAATGGGCGGTGGCCCAGCCCTGCAATTCTTCCAGCCTGACTCCAATGCGAATGAACTGCTGACCGTCTATGACCGGTTTGAGCAAAAAGCCGATGATGCGACCAGCATCCCGCGCTACAGTCATGGCAATGACAAGGTAAGTGGTGCGGGTAGTACTGCATCCGGCTTGTCTATGCTGATGAACTCAGCCGCGAAAGGCATCAAGGCCGCGATTGGTACCTTCGATTTCGGGATTACCGCACCCGCTATTGAAATGATGTACTACTACAATATGATCACGACCACTGACAAGTCCATACAGGGCGATGCGAAGATTGTCGCACGCGGGGCTAACGCGCTATTACTGAAAGATATGGCTCAGTCCCGGCGTAACGAGTTTCTTGCCATCACCAATAACGAAATCGATATGCAGATTATCGGTGTCGAGGGCAGGGCCGACATTCTCCGGGCAACCGCGAAAGACTTCGACCTTGAAGGCATCGTACCGACCCGTGAAATCATACTTGAGCGCCAGAAACAAGCCGCCGAGAATCCCCCGCCTGATCCTGAAGAAATCAAGGCTCAAGCTGCCATGGCGCTGGAACAGGTCAAGCAGCAAGGTGAGAGCCAACGTATGGCAATCAAGGCCGAAGCCGATCAGGCTACTGCTGAACTGGACGCCAACAAGATGATTATGAACAAAGAAATCGAAATGGCTAAGATCGAAGCGAAGAAGATGGCGCAAATGGATAATCAAGCCCGTGACGAAGCCCAGAAAATCCGTATGATGCACGAAGAGACAGCACGCATCATTGAACGGAACGAAATCAATTCCGAAACCGACCTGATAAAACATGAGCGGTTACTGGAATTGAAGGATAAGGAAATCGAGGCAAAGGCTTCGGAGCCTGAGTCTACCGAGGCACCAGTAGCGAAGGAATCTAAAGAACCGATGGTTCTTAATGTGGTCATTGATAACACTTCGGGAAAGGTCAAGAAAACGATTAAAATTAATCGTGACAAGGATAAGATGATGAGCGGGATCGAGTCGGTTGAAGAACCAGCCTGATCTAATTTTGTAATGTAGTAGTAGGAGAATAGAAATGGCACGTTATGAAAACCTAAATGTAAGGGAGCTAGTAAGCCCTACCGGCAAACCGGGTGCCCCGGTCATACCTTCGTACTTGCTGGCAACTGTGCCGGATGCGGCTTTGTATACTGGTCAGATGATCATTATTACAGACGCTACCCCGGCTGCGCTTTGCTGGAGTGATGGTACGAACTGGATCGCAACCGACGATGGTACCACTGCCGCGTAAAGAGTACCTGACCCGGACTTATTATCCGGGCCATACTCCTGATGTTTTTGCTTGCCTCGGCAGACTGCGGGCAAGCTTTGCCGGGGCGGGCTAATGAAACTAAGCGAAAGGCAACGAGCCTTTACAGCGGCACTCACCAAGCTATTTGCATGGATACATGAAAATGGGTATGAGTTCACGCTTGGCGATGCTTGGGCGAAGACCGGACACGTTACTGGCAGCTATCACTATCAGCGTTTGGCTGTTGATCTTAATTTATTCATTGATAATAAATATCAAACATCTACTACCGCTCATACTCCAATAGGTGAGGAATGGGAGAGGCTCGGTGGCACATGGGGTGGACGCTTTAGGGTTAAGGACGGCAATCACTATTCATGGGGCGAGAGCAAGAGGTAATTATGTGGTCATTTGTTAAAGGTTTATTGGGTGGTGGTCAAGATGGTCAGGCCAACGTGATGAAGGTCGCGTCTGGTGTTGGCGGTTGGATCGACGGTTTAAAGCTGACTGATCAGGAAAAGCAGGAGTTCAACGGCAAGATGGTGCAGCATTACTCCGATTTTATGGCATCAACGGTGAGCGAGAATACCGAGCGCTCCCGCACGCGCAGGGATATAGCGCTGTGGATCATTAAGCTGGAAGCGTTCTTCCTTATTGCTTCACTGGCAGCATTTAAGTTCGATCCGTTGTGGGCAAAATACGCATACCAGATCGCTACCGACTCACCGTGGGGATATCTGACACTGGGTGTTGGTGCGTTCTTCTTCGGGGCGCACTTGGTTCGGGCATCTAAAGGCTAGACTAATGACCGAGCATGATCATTTAGATCAGGAAATCCATGACCTTAATACGAGGATGGCATTGGTTGAGCATGACCTAGCCATCATCGCAGGTATGCGGAAGTGGGTGATCAGCGGTGTCATCGCTATCATGTTACAGGCAGGTGGTGTCCTGTATACCTACGGTCAGCTAACCGAAAAGGTTAATGCGATGGGTAGCAAAACAGTCATATCTGATGTTAGTTCAAATAGATCGGTGCTTGCCGATCATAGTGGTGAGATACAAAGTGTTCGTACTGAACAAGCTAGGATTCGTGAACGTATAGATATACTGAACGATAAATCCCATCCCGTCACGTTGCATGATTACACTAAACTTGAAACAAGGATGGAAAGAATTGAGGTTAAGGTTTTCCAATGAACTACACGAACATCGTGCTGGTGTACGGTGCCATTTCCAGCGTGGCAGTTCCTGCCGGGTTTGGTATCGACTACTGGGCAAGGCATGAGTTCATCACTGTTGGTGGGCAACTGAAGTCAGATATTCGGGACATCAAGGCTCAGATCAGGTCACTGGAATATGACAAGCAAAACGGTGTGGCTACGGAAAAAGACCTGTGGCTATTAGATCAATTGAAAGGTGACCTTGAGGATTTGCAAGATGAACAAGCTAAATAAATTTGCCCTACTTTTTCTGGTGGCGACAGGTGGGGCATTTGCCGGTGGTGGTCATACGCCACCAGCACCACCACCCGTGGTCAATACAACCAACGTCACTAATGTCACCAACAACCACGGGGTGGATGGCAATAAATTCCATTCCTATGTTGCGGCTGAAATGGCTGCTGACGCGATCCACTGCACGACCAGCAGCCGCAAACACCAGATGGGCATCGGCATGGGAAATAGCGATGGGCATAATGGGTTTGCTGCCGGGTACTGCCATAGCATTGAGTTCAGGGGCAAGCCGCTCATGCTCGGCGTCAAGGCGACGACCGCGACCGATACCAAGCCGACTTACAGTATAGGGGCTAATTGGACATTTTAGATGGATGAACCAGTACATGATTACGCGGAAGAGGACGCCGAAACAGTAGTCCTGTCTCGCTGGGATAAAATCAAAAAATGGATCGAGATCGCCATGGCTACCAAGAAACTTGCCACGCTGGTCTGGGCGCTGGTGTTCGGTGTTGGCGGCACGATGGCCGTGGGAAAGATTACCGATACCACGCCCCTGCGCGATGCCGCCATCGAGCTTGGCATTGTTGAGACATCTACAAGCACCGTTGTGTCGGATGAAACCGTGCCTGAACATACACACCCTGAGATTCCGCACACGCACCCCTTAGAGGCGCACACGCATACTGCTGTCTCAGAACATATTCACCCCCCACAGGCTATTCCTGTGGTGTCTCAGGCGGCTATTGCCGCCGAAATAGAGAAGCTACTGCCACCAAACCACCTGAGTCTCCACTGATGACAGCCTATGCGGTTCCAGAAGAGGCAATTAGTTTTACCGGGCTAGGTATCTGGCGATACCGCACTGAGACAGTCGCACCACCGGCATCCGGCCAAATCCGGTTCGACAATGCCGATGTGTCACTCGCTACAGAATTTTACCTGCACGAAACCAACTCTACTGGTAATGATGTATCGGTCTTCATGGGGCTGTTGATGACCGAAGGATCGGTGATTTTTATACAGGATCGTACCGATGCTACCAAATTCATACTGCTTGAGCTGGGTACCTTTGTCGATAACGGGGTATACCGCACATTTCAGATTGCAGCCGTAATTGAGGGGGCCGGTGGCGAACCAGTTCAGAACACTCAGGTCGCTATCATTGTTAATGGTGGCGCTGCTGGCGGTGGCAATGTCTTCAAGGTCGGCACTCCGGTCAATGAACAGTTTGCTATATGGACTGGTGACGGAACCTTAGCAAGCACCCCAGATATTTCGTCTGACGGCGTTACCATGCTGCTAACTCCGCTGATTGTTAGGGTCACACAGAACTTTAGAAGTCGAGGTCTGGACGACAGAGCAACAGCTCGGAGATTATTAGTATTTAACAATGTGTCTCAGTGGGGGCCGGGAGACAATGACGAGTATTCATTCTCCAGAGTATTAGACACTGGATCAATGGGTGCTGCGGGTGGTTCCGGTAAGACTGGTGGAGGCAACTTCATCTTCCGAGGCGATGCACACTCGATTTTGCCCGGAGATTTCTCGCTTAGATCAGGTGTTGGTGTCTTTTTGAATTGGGATGAGTCTGCTGGAATAACCACTTTTTCAACGGGCATTGGCAATCCTAAGACACTTGCCCTTACCATCGATGCAAGCCAAGACTTTACCTTCGCAGGCGATATCATAACCAGTGGTTTGATAGATGGTATCGACATTGGTGTAGATGTACCTCTCAACACAGCCAAAGTCACCAACGCTACTCATACTGGTCAAGTCACGGGTGCGACAGCACTGGCACTAGATGTCACTGCGATTACGGCCCAGCCTGCCTCTGGTGTGCTGGTCGGTACGGATACGCTCATTGTCAATGACGGCGGCGTATTGTCCGAAGTTACAATGGATCAGATCGCAACGTTCACTGGTAGCGGTGGTGCGCCAGTAGATAGTGTATTTGGCAGAACTGGAGCTGTGACAGCTCTACAGGCTGACTACGATGCCTTTTTTCTCACTCCGGCTGAAGGCGATGCAGCGTATGGAACTATTGCAGCAGTAGCCCTGAACACAGCCAAAGTTACTAATGCCACGCATACAGGACAGGTAACCGGAGCAACAGCGTTAGCCCTTGATATTACTGCTATCACTGCTCAACCAGCAGCGGGAGCATTAGTCGGGGCAGATACCTTCATCGTTAACGATGGTGGTGTCTTGTCTGAGATTAGTGCTACGGCTATGGCTACGTTCTTTGGCAGTGGGGTATCTGACCACACTCTGCTGACAAATATTGGTGTTAATACCCACGCTCAAATCGACACCCACATCGCAGATGGGACTTTACACTTCACAGAAGGATCGATTGATCATACTGCTATTTTGAACATCGGTACGAATAGCCACGCAGCTATCGATGCTCATATTGCTATCGCTGTCACCAAGGTCGGTACTCCAGTTGATAATCAGATCGGTGTCTGGACTGGTGACGGTACATTAGAAGGAGATGCTGATTTCTTGTGGGACGGTTAACTGCTCCAGTGGGTTTGACAAGCGGGTATCTGGTAGACATTTACGCCGATCAAGCTGGTAAAACACAAGCTGCCGTCCGAATACAGCAGAATGATAATGTAGCAACTGCTGATGCCTTGCTCATACAGCAGAACAGCAATAGCTCCAGTGCTGTTATATTTGAAGCCACTCATACTGCAACCAGTTCCGCTGCGTATGCGGCTCGCATAAGAACATCGGGTGTTCATTCTGGTGCTGTTCTACGTTTACATCACGACAATCCATCTTCTACTGGTCATGGTCTTGTAATAAAAGTTGATGGTTCTGGTGATGCTATCAATGTAGAACTCGGTGATATTGTCACTGTCGGCAATGTTGAAGCAGCTCAGTTCATCGGTGACGGTTCCTTACTGACAGGTCTTCCGGGGGGTGGTGATGTCACCAAAGTAGGAACCCCTGTCAACAACCAGATAGGTGTGTGGACAGGTGATGGCACGTTAGAAGGTGAAGCTGATCTAACCTACGATGGTACTACTTTCAGTATAGCTGCCGATCTTGGTATTACTGGTGATTTAATTATATCGGCAACAGTACCTACCGTTTTATGGTCTGAAACTAACGGAACCGTTAATAATAAAAA